CAAACAAAATATTAAATAACCCTAATGTTGCCCTAAGAATTGATGAACTACGCAAAGAAACATCTAGTAAAGAAATAGACTACATAAAAAAGCTAAAAGATTTTTGGTGTTCAATACTAGACAATACAATAACAGACGATGAGCCTAAATTAAACGATAGATTAAAAGCCAGTGAGCTATTAGCAAAGAGTGAAGGAATATTCAGCGAAACACGCAAGAATGAGCTAAGTGGTGAATTAAGTCTATCTTTTAAAACAGCTATGGAAAAAGCACTTAAATGAGCTTAGAGATACTTGCTGAAAAGATAGCTGATAGTTTTGACTTCTTTGTAAAAGAAATCCTATGCGCTTCTCCTAGCGACGACCAACAGAAATTTATTAACGCAGTTCAAAAAGCAATAAATGGAGAAGGAAAACCAGCAATATCTGTTAGAAGCGGTCATGGAACAGGAAAAACAGCTTGTCTTGCATGGTTAATTTTATGGGTAGGATTAACAAGAAAAGATGCAAAGATACCTACAACAGCTCCAGTAAGCGCACAGCTCACAAACTTACTAATCCCAGAAGTGAGAAAATGGGCAGGAAAAACAAAAGAGATAGCTGATCTTGTTGAAGTACAGACACAAGACGTTAAATTCTTTAATGGAAACCATTGTTTTGCCAGAACAGCACGAAAGGAAAACACAGAAGCACTTGCAGGAGTTCACGCACAATTCGTTTGTTACATAGCAGACGAAGCGAGCGGAATAGATCAGGCTGTTTTTGATGTAATAGAAGGTGCTTTGACTGGCGATAACTATATTTTCGTAATGACATCAAACCCAACAAGAAACACTGGCACATTTTACGACTCTCACAATAAAAAAAGAAGCCACTATCAACTCCTCCACTTCGACAGTGAAAAATCAACCAATGTCAACTCTAAATGGGTCAAAGACATGGAAGATAAATACGGAAGAGATAGCGATGTATTTAACGTTAGGGTAAAAGGTAATTTCCCAAAACAAAACTCTGGTGGTTTATTTGAACTCGATAAGCTAGAAGCTTCAATGACATCTGGATATTCAAAAAAGCTAGAAGAAGGCGTTAATGTTATGGCTGTTGATGTAGCAAGGTTTGGAGAAGATAGCAGTGTATTAGCTTATAGAAGAGGCTTGGCAGTTAAAAAACTAGATATTAAAAGAAAGCTATCAACAACAGATGTCACAAACTGGATAGCGTATAAATTTAGGGAATATAGACCAGATGTTTGCTTCATTGACACAACAGGAGGTCATGGAACTGGTCCATACGACCAATGCTTACAATTAAAATTAGATGTGATGCCTGCTGAATATTCCTCCGCTGCCGACAATCCAATGTTCCATAATAAACGAGCTGAAATGTACTTCAATCTAAAAGAAGCAATCAATAACGGTGCTGTTTTACCAAAAGATGAAGAACTCATGGAAGAACTACTAGCAATAACTTATGAGTTCACACCGCAAGGAAAAATAAAACTTGTACCAAAAGAGGAAATTAAAAAATCAATCGGCAGAAGCCCTGATAAAGCGGATGCTGTTGCAATGTTGTTTTTTACATCTGTCGCAATAGATGTAAACACAGACAGATACTACGAAGATGATTACGTCGCACCAAATCTATACTAGGAAAAAACATGAAAGATGAACAACTGTTGCAAATCGTTAAGCGTGATTTAGAAAATGCTAAAGAAGCAAAAAAAGAAATCAATGAAAAAATCGTTGAGTGGAGAAAGCTTTACAGTGGCGATGCAGATAAGATAGAAGGAAGAAGTAACTACGTTTCAAAGGATGCCAAGAAAAACATCCATTGGTACATTCCAAGCGCTTTAAAGCCGTTTTTATCCACTGATGAGATGGTTGAAGCAATACCTCAATCATCAGACGATGTACAAAGAGCGCAAAGCCAGTCAATGCTTCTAAACTATCAATTCAACAATGAGTTTGATAGATTTACATTTATTAGACAGTCTATTTTCATTATGGCGAGCGAAGGAACTGTTATTGCGCGCACAGGATGGGAAAAAGAAGAAGAAGAGATTGAGCAGAAGTTTGCTGGACTCACATTTGAAGAAGTCAGTGTTTTAGAACAAAACGCTGTATCCATTGAAGCAACACAAGGTGCAGACGGCTTATTTAGTGGTATGTTTAAAACGAAACGTCTTGTGACTGATAGACCAACGGCTGAAATTATCAAGAATGAGGACTTCTTTATAGCTCCTGATGCAATGTCAATCGACAAAGCTGATTATGTCATTCAGAAGATAGAAACGACGATCAGCGAGCTTAGAAAACAAGACAAAAAATACAATCCTGATGGCATCTATGAGAACGTTGACAAGCTTATTGAATTTTCTACGGATGGAAGTGATGACATCCTTGAAACAGACAGAGAAAATCAATTAGAAAAATACGGAAGCAGTGATGATTATGAATCACTCGATAAGAGCAGAAAAAAAGTAACCATTTATGAATACTACGGAAACATCGACATAGACGAAAGCGGAATTGCAAAGCCTGCTGTGTGTGTTTTTAGCGGAAATGTAATCCTAAGAAAAGGTAAAAATCCTTTCCCTGATAAGAAACCTCCCTTTGTTTCCACACCATTCTCTCAACAAGGCTTTACGTTCTGGGGTGACGCGTTAACAGAATTTATTGCAGACGTACAAGGTGTTAAAACAGCCATTATGAGAACATTTATTGAGCTTATGGCTAACTCTACCAATGGTATGAAACACGTCAAAAAAGGCACAATTGATGCGTTTAATCTAAAGAAACTGCGTGAAGCAAAAGTTGGTACAGTCGTTGAGTGGAAAGACTTAACAGGATACCTTCCAGAAGCTAAAAATGACATTCCACAATCACTAATGAGCATGTATGAACTCTTTACTGGAGAAGGTGAAAACGAAAGCGGTATCACACGATACAATCAAGGACTTAATGCCCAGAGTTTGAATAAGACCGCGACAGGTGTTACTGCCATTCTTAACCAATCTCAGATGCGAATGTGGGAGACAACATCACAGTTTGCAGAGAACTACCTTAAACAACTGATTAGAAAATGGATCTCTTATAACCAAGCGTGGTTATCAAAAGAAATAAGCGTAAGAGTCGTTGGAGATGAGTTTGTATCTATTAAGCCAGACGATATTGGCGGAAAATATGACATTCAAATAAATGTAGCACTCGCTGGATCAAACGAACAAAAATCACAACATATCATGCAACTCTTCCAAACAGCCACACCTTTGGCACAAGGCGGAATTGTACCACCTATGCATCTTGGAAAACTCTTTGGAAAACTTGAAGAGCTTTGGGGGTTTAAAGACCTATCTGGCGAGCTGAAACAACTTATTTTATCCCAAGAACAACAGCAACAAATGATGCAGCAACAACAAATGATGATGCCACAGCAAACACAACAACCAATACCACAACAAGGAATGTAAAACATGGAACACGATGAGCAAGAAAGCATTAAAACGCTTATTGAGAACTGCAACAGAAATATCGAGTTAGCACGTTCGTTAAATAAGCTAAAAAATGCACCAGAGTTCAAAGAGTTGTTTGAAGAAATTTTTATCAAGCAAGGTAAGTACTTTTTATGGGAGAACATAAAGAGGCTAGAAGAAGCAGAGATGCTTAATAAAGGAAGCACAAGCGTTAGCGTTAATGACTTAAAAGAAGAGTTAAAGGCGCGTCTGATTTTTGAAAGATTTATGAATCAAGTGCAATTCGATGCAGAAGATGCGGAAGAAACACTAAAACAATTAGAGGAAGAAAACAATGCTAAGTAATGAAGAAATTGAATACAACAAAGCTTTCTTTGGGGAAGAAACAGCTCCTGAACCAGCAGAAGAGATTGAAGAGGTTGAGGAACAAACAGAAGAGGAAGTTGAAGAACATCCAGGAGAAACAGCTCCTGAGCCAGTGGAAGAGCAAGAGCAACCCAAGGAAGAAGAAGAGAAGCAAGATCCAGTGGAAGAATCAGAAGCTCCACAAGTTGAGAAGTTCGTTATAAACTGGAACGGTAAAGAGATAGAGGTCACCAAAGAAGAAGCGATAAAGCTTGCACAACAAGGATTTGACTATACATTCAAAACACAGTCCATCTCCAAATATAAGAAACAGTTTGAAGCAATGGAGCAAGCAGGCATTACGGAAAGCGACCTAGAAGTTTTAAAACGTATCAAAAGTGGAGATAAAGAAGCTCTCGCATTTCTAACAAAAAACGCAGGAGTAGATCCTTATGATCTACTTTCAATAGAAAACCCTAAAGTGACACTACAAAATGAATCGGATGCTATTGTAATATCACCGCAAGTAAAGCCTTTAATGGAACAGATTGCGAACAATTCGGAACTGCTAGCCAAACTGCAACAAGTCGAAGATGTTTTGCCTGATGCTGTCATTAGAGCGATGGCACAAAGCCCTGAGTTATTTTACGGAGTTGTGAGCGAAGTCCAAAACGGTACATTTTACGACGTCATGCCACAACTACAAAAACGACTCGCAACGATGAGTAATTTAGATAGAGCTTTTGTGGAGCAAAACCCTAACCAATTCGCAACTCTTTACATAGACGTAAAGAATACTGCAAAGCAAGTCAGCACACCACCAAAGCAGATCATTAAACAAGAGAGAGAAATGCCAAATATGGCAGAGGTCGGCATCAAAAAATCTACCGTCCAAGCAAGACAAGAAGAGGTTTTAAAAGATGCTTTTAACAGCGATGATGAATATCAACGCATACTAAATAAATTGAAAAACCAAGGATAATAAATGGCAACTACAACTACAACCCAAATCCCTTCTGGGATTCAAGCTTTCTACGATAGAAACCTTTTAGAAAGAGCAGTACCATCATTGGTACACGATAAGTTCGGTCAAGACAGAAACCTTCCAAAAGGTCAGTCAAAGACTGTAAAGTTTAGACGTTACAGCTCGCTAGCGGCTGCTACTACTCCATTGACAGAAGGTGTAACTCCATCTGGAAGTCAATTAAGCGTCACAGACATCACTGCTACTGTTGCACAGTATGGTGACTTTGTAACCGTTTCAGACATGGTCTCTTTGACTGTTGAAGATTCAGTAATCACAGAAGCAACTGACATCTTGGGTGAGCAAGCAGGTTTAACCATCGATACTATCTATCGTGAAGTATTGAACGCTGGTACAAACGTTGTTTATGCTAACAACGTAGCAGGTCGTTCAACCGTTGCGTCTATTCCTTTAAAAGCGGATCTTGACAAAATCATCAAGACTCTTAAAGGTCAAAACGCAAAACGCTTTACACAACTTATTCAAGGTAGCGCAAAGGTCAACACTTATCCAATCAGACCAGCTTATATGGCAATTACTCACACAGATAAGATTTCTGACTTGGAAGGCATCGCAGGATGGAAAGGCGTTGAAGAGTACGCATCACAGGGCGAAGTTGACATCAACGAAGCAGGCGCTTATAAAAATATCCGTTTCCTAGAAACAACAAACGCAAAAGTGTTTACTGCTGCTGGTGCAGGAAGTGTTAATGTTTATTCAACGCTTGTATTCGGTAAAGATGCTTACGGTGTCGTTGGTATTAAAGGTAAACGCAACATTGAAACAATTGTAAAACCATTAGGCTCTGGAGATGATCCACTTAACCAAAGAGCAACTGTTGGCTGGAAAGCTGTATGTACAGCTAAAATCCTTAACGATGCTTTCATGCTTCGCTACGAAACAGCTTAATTTGCTTTTACAGTTCCCT